AACAATCATATCTCCCGCCCTTTGCAGGGGCCGTGGGGAGATGCTTTGCGCGTTGCGCAGCGGTTATCAAATACCGCAACCGCTTTAAAACTTGCCATCTCTGGATACCATTTTGCCATGATGGCGCAAGAAGCCATTGTCAGTGCCGTTGCCGATGCGACCAATCAGATTGCTCGCGGAAACGTTGTTGGGGCCGCACGCTCTCTTTTAGAAGCTCCCGCAAAACCAATTACCTCTTATCGCCGCGGTAAACGGGCAATGGAAGCATATCTTGATCTGAAAGAAACCTCTCCTGAATTGCGCAAGATTATTGACCTTGGGGTACAAGCCAATTATCGGTTCAAGGGTAAGGGTAACATTGCTGACGAGTATCGGTTCTCTGGCGAAAGCAATTATCTTAAAGCATGGAAACGCGGTTCGCTAAAAGCCGAACTTCTGTCCGATTTGCACGAAGCAAAATTGCGCCCGCTGGTGGGTACGATTAAGGTCATCGCTAAAAACCTTGGCCGTGCAATGGAAACTATATCCGCGCCTTTGTTTGAGCACTATATTCCGGCTATTAAAAATGGTGCGTTTGTTGATAGTTTAGGCAAGTGGCTTCAGGATAACCCCGATGCAACTTACGCTGAGCAAGTGGCAAAAGCGCGTGACGTTGCAAACATGGTAGATGAACGTTTTGGTGAAGTAAACCAGCAAAATATTTTTTGGTCGCAGAACCAGAAACAAGCCGCCCAGCTCGCTCTCATTTCATTTTCTTATGAACTTGGAACAATCAAAACTCTTGGTGGCGGGGCTCTTGACGTAGCTACAGCACCGTACCGTGCAGGGCGGGCTTTGCTTGGCAAAGAAAATGCAAAGCCGATTTGGACTGACCGCATGGGCTATGTCGTGGCGTTGCCTTTGGTCTACGCAACTATGAACGCTATTACACAGTACCTTTACACTGGTCAAGGGCCGCAGGATGAACAAGATTTGCTTGCTGCCCGCACAGGAGGTATAGACGCTCGTACTCAACAGCCGGAGCGCGTGCAGTGGCCCAGTTACATGAAAGACGTGTTTGGTTGGTCACGCGATCCCGTGCAGGAAGCAAAAAACAAAATTAGCCCCGGCCTTCAGCTTGTAAACTCCCTTGTCACCAATACCGATTGGCGCGGCGATCCTATCTCGGCTTCCACCGACACGCGGATGCAGGCGCTTCAAAAGTATCTGGAGTTTGTCGGGCAAGGGTTGGAGCCGATTTCGGTGGCGGGTATGGCGGGGGCATCGCCTTCATCCAACATCGGGGGAGTTGAACGGTTCTTTGGTGCGAAGCCCGCCTCTATGGAATTTACTGATCCAGAGGGCTACAAAAATATGATGAAAGCGGTTAGACTGAGCAAAGACGCTGACGCGGCTTGGCACCAGTACACGGCCAACGAAGTTGCGGCAGGGCGTCCAGTCGATTACCGGATGAAGCGGGTCATCGAGCAGCAATACAAAAGGGCAAACGCACAATGAAATTCCTTATCATCGACCCTCAAGGCGCAGCTCTTGACATTGCGATCCGTGCACAGCGCGACGGGCATAAGGTCAAGCACTTCATCCGTCAGACGGAAAAAACCAAGTACATTGGTAAGGGCTTTGTCGAGCTGATCGACGACTTTAAACCTTGGTTGCGCTGGGCGGATGTGATTTTCAACTCAGACAACACCATGTACCTGCACTCGCTTGATGCGGCCAAGAAGGAAGGCGCATTGGTTATCAGCGCTTCAGTAGAGAGCGCCAAGTGGGAACTTGAGCGTGACACAGGCATGAAGATGTTCAAGAAGTGCGGCATAGCCGTGCCGCCAGTCAAAAACTTTTCCAACTATGATGACGCTATCCGCTACGTCAAAAAGGAACAGCGGCGCTTTGTCTCGAAGCCTTCAGGTGATGCGGACAAGGCGTTGTCCTATGTCGCCAAGTCTCCCGCCGATATGGTCTACATGTTGGAGCGCTGGAAGAAAGCCCAGAAGCTCAAAGGAGACTTTATCCTGCAAGACTTCATTGGTGGCGTAGAGATGGCCGTGGGCGGTTGGTTCGGACCGCACGGGTTCAATGTAGGCTGGTGCGAGAACTTCGAGTTCAAGAAGCTGATGAATGACGACAAGGGCGTTGCCACCGGTGAACAAGGTACGGTCATTCGGTATGTCCGCAACAGCAAACTTGCAGAGACCGTGCTGGCACCGCTCGAAGATGAGTTGGCAAAGGTAGGGTATGTCGGGTATATAGACGTGAACTGCATCATTGACGACGAGGGCACCCCTTGGCCGTTAGAGTTTACGATGCGCCCCGGCTGGCCGACATTCAACATTCAGCAGGCGCTACACGAAGGAGATAGTGTAGAATGGCTAAGAGACCTAGCGGAGGGCCGCGACGCCCGAAACACGACACTGGACACGATAGCCCTCGGCGTCGTGCTCTCCGTGCCGGATTATCCATACTCGCACTTGACGAAGAAGGAAGTGGTGGGGACGCCAATCTACGGAATCAAGCCGGGGATTTGGGAGAACCTGCACCCATGCGAGATGGCGATGGGCATGGCGCCAATGGAAGTGGGCGAGACGATCATAACCTCTCCGATCCCAGTGACGGCGGGGGATTATGTGCTGGTGATGTCGGGGACGGGGGAGACGGTGAGGGAAGCAAAGCGCAGGGCATACCGTCGCTTGGACAACTTGATAGTGCCCAACTCCCCTATGTGGCGGACGGACATTGGGGATCGCCTGTCAAAGCAATTACCCAAAATACAAGCAATGGGGTTCGCGAAGGGGATGTTGTACTCGACAACAGCGTAATGCTCACACGCCTTACAGGCAAAGCGCTACGCAAGATCGAAACCATTCTCGACATAGAACTTGATCCAAGCGACGAAGAGTTTGGTACGTTGTTGAGAGCCCAGCTCGCGGGCTCTCAAGCTATCCTAAACAGTCAGATCAAGGTTGACGAGCAGCAGTTCCGACGGCAGCAAGAAGATCGACTGCCCCAGCTCCTGAAGATAATACTTGAGGAACAGGCCGCGCAGAGGGCGCAGCGCGTTCTCTGATCTGGTTCCCTACAAGCTTGGCATACCCGGCGATGTCGTCCCAGTGATCGGCTTCGTTCGGGTTGCCTGCCAGAATGCGACCGATCTTGTGCGCGATCATTTCCAAAGCTTCTTTATCCGCATGTGTAAGGGCTAACCAGTTGATGGTGTCCTTCATCACATTTTTGATGCGCTGAGTGTATTGCGCGTGCTTGGCAAAATCGCCGTGTGTCTTTGCACGGTCTTCTAATATCTTCTCGATGCTCATGCTACTTGCTCCTTCTTCACTTCAGCCAACACCCCGGTCAATAAAGGATGCTCTGAATTTAATTCGACACAGGGCACCTGCCCCGTTGCCATGTCCGTGCCCGCTGATAAGGTAATGTATCGAGACGGGTTGATAAGCAGGCCCTTTGCCTTCAAGTCGTCCATTAAGTCTTTCCATGTTTGCTCTTGCTCTTGCATCCATGTCCGCAAGGCTTTAACCTCGATAAACATTTTGCCTGATGACACTTCCTGCCGGATAATCAAACTGCGAGTGGGCAGTTTAATCGGAAGCTGCTTTTGTTTCGGCACAAATGGGCCGGGCATAACCAAAGTGCTTTGCAGGTTATCGGACAGAAAGCGAGCAAGCATGTGGCTGGGCTCATCCGCACGACCGCGGAAAGACGCTGTGTCTTCGTTGAACAATCGTTCCTGTGCCCAATCAATGATGCGGTCAGTGCTGATGTCGAGCAATCCTAGATGCCGTACTACCAAGCCAGCAACGGCCACGCCCGCAAGCCAACGGGCAACGAAGCGCTGGTCAGAGGCAAGGCCATGCTTTTTGATAAGGTCTTCCCTTATCTGGGGCAGGCAGTTCTTTAAATAGGTCATGTTGGCGGACTGCAAGACAGAGCCCATAAACAGTTCCCCAGCGAAGCCCGCATTATCGTCCATAGCGTCCTTCAGGGCGTCCCCACGCCAGTGCTGCGCGTTCTTCGGGATATCCACAATAAACTCCACGATGCGGCCAGCCATAGCTTCACCGTTCTTTGCCGCGCGAAGAGTGTCCACGAGGCTTGTGTTGGAGCCTGCAATCATAATCGTCTGCCACGATGCGCCCATGTTAATGAGCGTGCCGTCTGCGGCACCGCGTTGTTTGTCGCGGCCTTCGGTAAATATCTGGATTTCTTCTCGCAGGGCTTCGGGATCGCGCTGGGTGTACTCATCGCGGATCACAGGCAGATTGCCCATAACACCAGTGACAATACCACGGGCGACACGAGTGTCGCTATTGGTCTGTTTCATAGCCTCCAACCTGCCCCATACAGACGCCGCCGCGCCCAGAGCCGTACTCTTGCCTTTACCGCCTTGGCGGGAGATTAAGGAAAGGATTGCGCCGCCTTCAGCGTGAGCCTGCCAGCGCATGAATGGCGCAGAGAACGATGTAAGGACTGCAAGCCCCTGAGCTTCAAAGCCGGGGGCAAATAGCATGTCTGCGCTGTCCTTCCACGCCGCCATGG